CAGGGTGCCGGTCTTACTGAGAAGGGCGTCAGAAAATATCGTCGTGCCAATCCGGGATCAAAACTCCAGACTGCTGTAACGGAAAAGAGTCCCAGCCCGGAAAGAGCCAAGAGACGCAAGAGTTTTTGTTCAAGGTCCGCAGGTCAGATGAAGATGCATGGAATCAATTGTTCCAAGACACCTGAGAAGAGAATCTGTGCTGCCCGAAGAAGATGGAGATGTTAATGAGTATGCCAAGAATTACCGTTATCATTGAAGGTGAAGAAGAAGACGAAGATTGTGGGTGTTTTAATGAGCAGGAAGTAGAAATCACCTGCCCCGTCGCCACCCATGATGAAGTCATGAATGATTCAAACAAGGAAGTAGCCATTCAGGAACATGGTTACGGTCCAGCACAGGTAATGGACAAACGCTGTGGAAACTGCGGTTATTTCAACCAGACTTCAAACATGCTTGACTGCATTGAATCAGGGATGGAAGTCGAGGATGTAACTAAAGTTGGTTACTGCACGCTATTCCATTTTGTTTGCTCAGCAAAGAATACGTGTGATTCTTGGATGAAAGGTGGCCCAATCACTGACTATATCGAGGAAGAAGACACGGAAGAAACAACAGGTCGGAGATTTATCTGATGATGAACTACAAGGGTAAAAAGAGTGAGCGTTATGACATGTACCGGGATGGTGGCTATGTTTCCTTTGCAGAAGGCGGTCCCACAAAGATTCTCGGTCAGCGTACTGGTCGTGTTGATCCAGAGATGGGCGACTATGCCATCATGGAGATGGCTGAGAAGAAGGCCAAGGGTAAACGCCGTATGATGCCCAAGTCTCGTGTTGGTGTCTAAGAATGGCCATTTCACGGGGCATGATTTCAAAGCAGCTTGTCTCCGGTAAGAAATACCGGAAGGGAGGCTCAGTGTCCCGTGTGAATGAAGCTGGTAACTACACGAAGCCTGCGATGCGAAAGAGACTCTTTGAGAGCATCAAGGCTGGAGGCAAGGGCGGTAAGCCCGGAGAGTGGTCCGCCAGAAAGGCCCAGATGCTTGCCAGAGAATACAAGAAAGCCGGTGGTGGTTACAAGTAATGGCCCTAAGAAAGCCGCAGGAAAGTTTGAAGAGATGGACCAAGCAGAAATGGCGGACAAAATCCGGAAAGCCATCAACGCAGGGACCTGAAGCAACCGGGGAAAGATACCTCCCGGAGAAAGCCATCAAGGCCCTCAGTTCATCAGAGTATGCCGCCACAACCAAGGCAAAGCGTAGAGGCACAAAGCAACACGTAAGACAGCCCCGAAGCATTGCCAAGAAGACTGCACGTTTTAGAAAGGCTTAATCATGACGACATCAGGAACTACCACATTTAACATGGACATTGATGAAATCATTGATGAGGCCCTAGACATGATCGGTGGTGAAGCGGACCTAGGCAAGGAGCCCAAGTCTGCCCGCCGCAGTCTTAACCTGATTCTCACCGATTGGCAAAACCGTGGTATCCTCCTCTGGAAGACCGGGCTTGGCACTCAGACTGTCAGCAACGGTGTTGCCTCATATGACCTTGACTCATCCATCATTGACATCACCGAAGCCACTCTGAGACGCAACGGGAATGACATCGAGATGACCCGTATTTCCATGGAGGAATACGAAGAGCTTCCAAACAAGAGCACTTCCGGGCGTGCAATCCAGTATGCAGTCCACCGTAAACGGGACAACATCACGGTCTATCTCTGGCCCGTCCCGGACAATTCAACAGATATTTTCCGGTACTGGAATGTCAGCCGGTATGAAGACTTCACGAAGTCCGTGGACACTGCCGATGTCCCCTTCCGGTTTCTTCCTTGTCTGATCTATGGACTGGCCTATCATATGGCAATCAAACGTCCCGGTGTCCCCGGTGACAGGATTCAGTTTCTGAAGCAGATCTATGAAGAAGCCCTGATGAATGCCATGGAAGAAGACCGAGAGCGTGCATCATTCAGGGCTGTCCCCTATCTCCGGGTTGTCTGATGTATAAAAAATCACCTTGGTTCATCAGTGACCGCTCCGGTTTTCGGTTTCCTTATGATGAAAGAGTCAAGGAAAGCACCGGAATGGTTGTCCACATTTCCGAGACTGATGGAGCATATGACCTCAAGAATCATCCACAGAACAAGGCCCCTCGTATTGGACCCCGCAGAATTCTATGGGATGCCCGGCCGGAAGTTTCGGTTACGGCCAATCCAACAGAATGGAATCCCTCAATGACCACGTTTGTTTCAAATCTTAACGAGGTGGTATATTTAACTAATATCACTGGAACGATTCAAGGTGGTACTGTAAAGATCAGGAGTTAAACAAACAATGGCTATTTCACAGGGAATGTGCATTTCATTCAAGAAGGAAGTTCTCCTCGGTGAGCAGGACTTTGATGCAGATACATTCAAGATTGCCCTATTTACCAGCGTAGCTTCTCTGAGCAACGGTACCACGGTCTATAGCACTTCAGCAGAAGTCTCCGGTGCCGGGTATACAGCCGGTGGAAACATCCTGACTGGCGTCACTGTAACTACGGATGGCTCTGTAGCCATTGTAGATTTCAGCGATAGCTCATGGACATCAGCCACCTTTAATACCCGTGGTGCCCTTATCTATAACTCTTCAAGATCAAACACTGCCGTAGCAGTCCTTGATTTTGGTGGAGACAAGACTGTGGAAAACGGTACTTTCACCGTTCAGTTCCCAGCCGCAGCGGCCACGACAGCCATCATCCGTCTGACGTAATAGGAGGGCCTCGGTATGGCTCTCGTCGTCAAGGACAGAGTAAAGCAGCAGACAACCACAACTGGAACAGGGACTCTCACCCTGAGCGGTTCCTACACTGGCTTTGACACTTTTTCCCAGATCGGAGATGGCAACACGACTTACTATGTCATCACTGATGATACCACAGGTGACTGGGAAGTTGGCCTTGGCACATACACGGCAGCCGGAACAACCCTGTCCCGTGATACCATTCTGGCATCTTCCAATGCAGGATCCGCCGTCGATCTTGCCGCCGGAACCAAGGTTGTCTTCTGTGGATATCCCGCAGGAAAATCTGTATATCTTGACGCTTCCGGAAACCTCGGAATCTCCGGCACTGTCTCTGCTACCGCTTTTACCGGTGCCACAGTCACAGCCACATCCAATATCCACACCCCCACGATTTCTGTGACGGATCTTCAGGCATCCACAGTCACAGCCACGTCAAACATTCATACCCCGGCTATCTCTGCCACAAGCATCCTTGCATCCACGGTTTCTGCAACAACCCGGATTCATACCCCTGAGCTTTCTGCCACGGCCATCACAGGTGCCACGGTTACAGCTACGTCAAACATTCATACTCCGGCTATCTCAGCTACTAATATTGTGGCTACATCAATCAACACAGATGTAGTTTTTGGAATTTCAGGTCAATATGGAGATGAACTGGATTCAGGATTTACTCCTGTTTATCTACTTTTAAATTCTCCATTTTCATTCACAATTAATTCATTTACAGGCAAGCTCTCTGCTGGGGCTATTGTAGCTTCTGTTGTTATTGCAACGAGTGCGGCGGGCACGGAGACAACAGTAACTGGATTAAATGCTTTGGCAATTGATACAGTAGCTACAGTGGCATCAGCAACAGGAAACAATACAGTTTCTCCGGGTAATGCTCTTTTGATGAAACTGACAGGTGTAGCTCTTACCGATAGAAATTTTGCTTTTACATTTAATTGCACCCGTACTAATTTCTCAGGTGCCTAATGGCTTTCTCAAACGCCCCCTTCTCTCAGGTACCGTATTCAACACTTGTCCCGATTGACTCTGTTGTCACAGTCACTGGCGTTCAGGGTAACTTTGACCTTGGCACCGTAAATGCTTCCCCTCAGACAATCATCAATGTAACCGGCTTTACCCTTACACTTTCTCTCGGATCCTCCCAGATTCAGGTATCTCCGGATGTTCCTGTCACCGGAGTATCTGCCACCTTTGAACTAGGCACTGTCCAGACACAGTCATCCTTCACAGCCGAAGTCTCTGGAGTTTCCGGGGAGTTCAATCTTGGATCTCCATCGTTTATCCTGAGTCCTGTCATCGGGGTCTCCGGGGTATCCGGGACATTCTCTGTCGGAACCGTCACTCCCGCCGTATCACCGACAATTCAAGTTACCGGGGTATCTGCCACCTTTGAACTAGGAACTCCGACTCTGGAGGTTCTGACTCTAGTTGAAGTATCCGGTGTATCAGGTGAACTCGCCCTTGGTTCCATTAATCCGGCCATCGAAGCAACCGTAATTGTAACAGGAGTTCAGGCCCGGTTTGAGACTGGCCGTATCTTCTTCTGGTTCCCTGTCCCGGATGTAACCACCAACTGGAACGGAGTAACCCCAGTATCCACCACATGGACTGACAAAAACCCGGTATCCACCATCTGGAAATCTGCCGCCTAATTGGCCCCTAATTTAAGATATGATAGGATCATCGTATGGCTACTGTAACCTATTCATCCCTTGTCTTAGCAATTCAGGAAACTGCGGAAAATACAGGATCCGAATTTGTTGATTCAATCCCCAACTTCATCTCCAGAACAGAGAAGCGTCTGACCCGTGACATTGATCTTCAGGGATTGACCAAGTTTGCCACCACGAATTTCGTGACAGCAACCCCAATTTACCAGAAGCCAACCAATGCCCTCATTGTAAAAAACCTGACCATCACCAGCGGGGGCTCCAGAATCAACCTTGTCATGAAGACAAAGGAATATCTGAATGACTATTGGCCAGACAGAACCTCTGTAGGCGAGCCACGATACTATGCCAACTATGGCACAGAACTCCTCGTTGCTCCGGCTCCTGCATCAGCGTATCCTGCTGAAATTTCTTATGTAGTTGAACCGACTGCTCTGGCCTCTTCTACACAGGAAGAGAACTATTTTACCCAATATTGTTCCAATGCTCTTTTCTATGGATCAATGGTAGAAGCAGCGCTCTTCATGAAGAATCCCACCGCTGCAAACATCTGGGAATCTTTTTATGGTAGAGAACTCGCAGCCCTCAACAATGAGGCCCGCAGATCCCGGAGAGACAGCATGGCTATGCCCGCCAGTCCTGCCGGGGGTCCCAACACTTTAACAGGAAATAACTAACATGGCATCAACCTATACAACCAGAGTCCGTCTTGAGAAGCAGACCCCCGGTGAAAATGAGAATACATGGGGCACCATCCTTAATGGGAATGTCATTGATCTTGTTGATGACTCCATTGCTGCATATACAACGATTACTGTTTCCTCTGTTGATGTCACCCTGACTCAGGCTGATGGTTCCTCAGATCAGGCCCGTAGTGCTTTCCTTGATATCACCGGTACCCTGACCGGGAATGTCAACGTACTTATTCCGGCCCTTTCCAAGGGATATGGTGTCCGCAATTCCACCTCTGGTTCATTCACCATAACCATGAAAACCGCCACAGGTTCTGGCATCGCCATTCCACAGGGGCAGGTCATCAGCGTCATCTCTGATGGTGTCTCAGTCAGAGACGTTGAGATTGCCGGTATCAAGTCAACCGCCAATGTAATCAATGTATCTGTGGGTTCTTCCCTTGTAGATATCAAGGTTCCCATGGCCGTTTCCGGGACTGTCTCCATCGGAGGCGGCCTTGCCGTTTCTG